CATCACTTTCACAAGGTTTTCAGTCTTGAATATCATACGATACTTATCACCATTACCCTTAGCGACCTCTAGTGAATCTGTATGAGCACTATCATCTTGAGTATTGAAAGTTACCACATCAACTGTGATACCATCGGATTCAATACCAATATGTGGTGAACTCAAAACAGAACTTGCCTTTGTAATCCAATCAAAGTCTTCGGCCGTGAGAGTAAATGTAATCTCAGGTGCAGGCATCACAAAGTCTTTTTCTGGTGGTAAAACAATCATAGTTGGCTCACAGAATCTATACTTGATTCTTGAACGACCTTTCTTACCAACAATGACAACGTGTTTGTCATCAAACTGAAAATCAGGATTGTCTTGGTCTAAAGACACAACCGATAAAAAGTTATTAAGATCATAAACACCAAAATCAGCCGGTATATCCTCTGATATTGTGGCTTCAGATAAAATGTTTTTGTGAGAAGATACAGTCTTGAGGACTTTACCTTTTTTAAACATTAAACCTTGATTGATGTTTGCATAATTTTTTAGAACGCCTAGCGTTTTATCACTTAGTTTCATTATCATTTCCTCTAGTCAAATCGTGATTATGTAATGCTATTATTCCATAGTGTAACACTTTTAAAAGATCATTGCGGCAAAAGCCATTCTTTTTGCCGTATCTTTGTGCATACTTCATAATGTTACCAATACAGAATCCCTCTCCATGACCACTATCAATAATAAATTCAGTTGCCTGAAACTTATCTTTTGAGTAATGTTCACCGTATGTTTTATCAATGTACTGTTTTAATTCATTGACCAAAACCTCTTCATTATATTTGTACTCTATTTGTTTCATAGCCTACCAGTATATTGTGCAACGGATGGCATATTACCAGAAAATGCGTAAGTGCCAATATGTTGTGTTTTCATCCATGGGCATAAGTATATTTTACCACCCATTTTACGATACATCTGGCAGAACATATAATCTTCACTTAGATACCTCTCTGAACCACCGCCAGTTGGACTATCTTTGGTATCAATTACAGTATCAAAGTATGCGTGAATATATCTTGAACCATCAAAATGTTTTTGGCCAACATGATCAGGCTTGTACTTGATGTAAGGGTATGTTTCTTTCATTTTGTCAAATACTTGACGCTGAACTAACATGAAACCAGTTCCAATTTCCATTACTTCTAACGGTTCTGTAACTTGGAATTGTTGAGTTCCTTTCACTACATTGAACACATACTCACCAACCAGTCCCTCAAGTTCTTTTGGATCTAAGTCTGGGTGATTTCTAGCTGCATGAGCTATGTTACCCCAATTGATTGATTTCTTTGGATATGGTCCACCAGACACCTCTTTATTCATAGCTAATAATGCTACAATGTCTTGTGGATTAAAATGTATATCTGAATCAATGAAGAGTAAATGAGTAAATCCTTCTGATCTTAAAAACTCATCTACCAAATAATTTCTTGCTCTTGTGATTAGTGATTCATTAAACAGAAATGAAAACTTAGTTTCCACTCCATACTTATTCATTATTGCTTGTAAGTCTAAACATGATTTGATGTATAGACCGTGTGCCATGCCACCATACATTGGTGTGGCTATAAATAATTTGTGCTTCTTCAGTTCATCTACTTTAACTTGTATTTCCATAATATTTCCATAAAAAAGTTGGGACTAATAACTATTTATTAGTCCCGACCAAAAGTTATACAACTTTTTTAGGCAAAAGCATTAATGCCATGTTGCCTTAGTGCCAAGACCCCAGCAGCTACCATTGCTCTGGTTGGTTTACCTAGGCGATAAAAACTAACCTTGGTACCGTTCGCCGCCTTCTTAGAGTTGCGGTATATTGCATACCCCTTTTTTCTTAGCGTATCCACCATTGCAGATGGATTCTTCACACCAAATTTAGACCGCATTTGGTTGGCGGTGAGCGTGTTATACCCATCTTCTTTAGATAGATACGTTATGATTTTGCTCTCGGTTGACATAAACATCTCCATGTTAAAGTGAGCAACACTTAAAGGGGTTGCTCGTTCCCTTATAAAGGCGGTGGTTATGATATTGAATCCTCATCAGCATCGGGAGTTTCGGGAGTTTCATCTGCCGTGAGGAGTGATTCAGCATCAGCACCAGAATCCACTTTGGTGTACAAGTCTAAGAATGTAGCCTTAGTATCATCATCAAAACGATTGATACATTTAGATATACTCTTCAACTTATCGGAGAAAATACCAAAGGTTCTTGATATGTGAACCAATCGTCTAGTCGAAATGACCTCATCACAACCACCTTGTTCAAATGTTTTACGAATAACTTCAGCCCAGATAACAAGCTTCTCAGCAAAATCATCATCTTGACCATTTAATTCTTTTTTGAGAATACTGACCTCAATCTTTCTTGAAGGCCAATCTTGCTCTTCAGTAGCAGGGAATCTCTCAAGAAATGCCTCGTTAAGCACGTTGGTGTACATATAACGACCATCATCTGAGCCCTTGCCTTTTGTGTTAGCAGTAGCAAAGATTGTAAAGCCTTCAGCAGGCGTTACGATCTCACCTTTCTTTTTCAGTAGAAATGGCTTGCCCTCTAAGACACGTTGCAACGAAGCAAGGTTGTTCGCACCGTAGTCGATCTCATCAATACATAATACAGCACCTTGCCTCGCCGCCACCGTGACCGGACCATCTCGCCATTCCATCTGACCGTTGATCAATACATAATTACCAAGAAGATCACCTTCATCAGTTTCAGGTGTCATTGAGATACAAACATACTTGCGTTTATTTCTCGCACAAGCTTGCTCAACGGACATTGTTTTACCATTACCAGATTGACCAGTAATAAAAACAGGGTAAAACTCTTTTGATTTAATAACGGTTTCTACGTCTTTGTAGATACCAAAAGGAACATAGTTTGGGTGCTTTTCAGGAACCAAACTTTCAACTTCTAATGATGTAACAACCGAATTGATTACATTCGCCTCAGCTGTTGGTGTTTTTGTGATTGTTGCCTTTTTCTTAGGCAGTTTAACTACCTTTGCAACATACTCTGAAGCATCATACTTACCACGACCTACTCTTAGGTCTTTTTGGTTTGTGAACCAGTAAGGATGAGCGATACCAGTATCAGACATGATATTCTTAATATCAGCTGTGGTAATTGTCTCTTTACCTAACTTGGTAACTGCATCGATAAATGTTTGTCTAACTTTACTCATAATATAAAATCTCCCGAAAATTAATTAACTATAACTATATGGTACACCCACCACGCTCAAATGTCAAGCGGTTTTGTTGCATTTTCACAACTTTACCGCAATCTTTTGAACAAATTTTGTTGCCAGAATACGATTTACCTCTCTGGCCTTGTTCATTTTGGTGAACTGGCTGGCAAGGCTTCTAGTATTAATCTTACTCTGGTCTTTCACCTCAAACTCAAACTCTTCATTATCGGTGGTCAACTTCTTACTATCATTCAGAATGAAGAAGGAATCAAAACCTGCTATGTTTGACTCAAGGAACTTTTGCTTTCTAGCTTTAGCAACTACCTCTTTTCTCTCAGCATAACCCAACCAGCTTCTATTATCTTCGGTAACATATCTGTAACCAATCGCATCAGTCATTTTTCTGGAGACAAAGAAGCCAAACACCTGTGTGCCTGTGCTGTGCTTCAACCATTTCAATAATGTATGTGTTATATTATCATTACGGTGCCGATTATTGGTCATAGATTGAAATCTTGTCTTATGGTCCTGAACAATAATACCTTCTTTATCATACAAGTATGAACCATAAGTATCACCTTCATTCTCAATATATGTTCTCAAACTATTTGAATCACCATCATGTACGAATATGGTGTTTACAATATCTAACTGATTAACTGTTTTGAACTCTGTAATAATTTCTTTCAAAGCAACAATCGCAGGATTTAATGGTGTGCTACCGAGAACAAAGTCTCTTGGTATTGAGCAACGGAATCTACCAATACTATCAAAACTATTCTTTGTGAGTAATAAATTCTCAAAAGCATTTTTGTAATCTTTAGCACTCATATTAGAATTGATAAACTCTTTAAGGAAAACTCTATCTTCATTAAAGTTTATATCACCAACTTTATGTTTGAATTGTGTATTACTATCAATGTCTGAATATTGACAATGACTAGTAAAACCAAAAACTCTAAATGGTATTTGAACTTTCTTACAAAATGCGGTAAGAATACATACTTGCTCTAGTGAACCTTTTAGGTTATCACTCATGGAACCTGATAGGTCAAGAGTAAGAATCATACCGTGGTTTTTACCCTTCGGTAACTTTGTCAACTTACGAAAAAGTTGGTCATCAAACTTGTACTTGTATATCTTGTTTACATCAATATCACCAGAGGTGTACAGTCTAGCCTTGGCATACTTTGTAGCCGCTTTCTTCATCTCAAACTCTTTTGCCATCAATGAAATGAAACGGTCATTCTTTTTCTTGAACTCAGCCATAACGCCTGGACGAGTAAATTCTTTTTGCCAAATTTCATGTTCACCTTCTACGGCATGACGCTCTACAACTTGAAGCTGCTCCGCATACGATTCAGCAAAATGCTTTGTCATTCTTTTATTGATAGACTTAGCATCAATAAGTATTTTATTCAATACTGGCTTTGGTAAAGTAACATACTGATAAGATTTTGGATTTTGCTCATTCAGTAAAGATTCATTGCTTCTAAATGACTCATCAGTTTCACAATTTGGTTCTAACTCTTCATCACCATCGGTAAAACCATGAGTACCTGTGGATTCAGACTTTTCACCATCTTCATCTTCAGCACCATCACCTTCTGAATCAGATTGCATTTTGCCCTCTGGCTCTTCATCAGTACCTTCATCGGTGTCTTTGTATGTCTTTGTGTTTGAAATTTCAGAGTCTTGCTCACCTGACTCATCATAGGTATCCTGATATTCACCCTCATCATCATCATCAGAGAAATCAAAATCATCAGATGGCAAACCATTCATAGGAAAATCAAAATCTTCCTCATTCTGTTTTTCTTCAACAGCTTTGTCCCACAATCTGTTTGTCATATTGATAACATCATCCCATGACTCAAGATTTTTAATTTCTTC